TCTATGGAGTTTTTCCCTGCGAGTGCTAATAATAGAGATATGTGGCTTGTAGTTAGCACAGATGCAAGTAGCACAGGACAATTAGGAAATGCCAGATTGCAAGTAACTTCGAGTTCTGGCACAGGAAATGTAAAACTACATCATTCAGTTATACATGAAATAGCAAGCACAGGTAGCGATGAAGATATTTATTTTTCCGCAAGAAGCAATGGTAATAATTCAAGCATTATTGCGTTTAGCGATTTTAGAACCTTTATAACAATAACAAGATTAGGAGATGCAAGTGTATGACAACTTTAAGAGTAATGATGGAAGAAAGATACCCTACAAAAAATTGGAGTCATCTTGATGAAGATTCTTGTTTTATTGATTCTAAGGGTATATATCGTATAAAAACATCGTGTTGGTATGATGACTTACCTATATGGACTTCCGACGAAATAAAAACATTTTTGGGGGTAGCATGATGGATGCTTGGTTAAATGAATTTGTTACTGATATGATGGATAGGCAGGTGTATCGAGATGGTATATCGGATGTGGGGCTACCTTTGCGTATCGCTATTTTTGTTAGTTTGTTCTCCTTATTTTGTGGGGTGTATTTTATATGAGAAAGGGAAAAATAGTCTATCAACCGCCCGAAAGGTGCTATACAAATGTAAACATTGAAGAAACACCACACGGCTACCGTATTTATCGGGTAGGCGAAAGCCGACCCTTTACAGTAATACCGCATAGTGCAGTAAAAGAAATACAATACACAGGTGAAAGAAATGAGCGTAAGTGAATTATTATTATATGGAACAGTCGGACTACTTATTGCAGGTGGTCTATACGGAATATACAAGAAATACTATTTGGATGATGGGAAAATCTCACTCTCCGAATTAGATGACATCGTTGAAGATGTCAAAGACATCGTTGAAGATGTTCAAGAAAAGTTGGAGTGATAGTATGACAAACGATGCGGTGCAAAATCACCGCTTAGACACAATTGAGCGCAGGCTTGATAAGCATGATGAAATGCTTGCTAAGTTACTTGAAGCCCAAATACGAACAGATGAACAATTTACTGCTCTTGCGGAAACACAAAAAGGAACACAAGAAATGATTAATGGTATAGGTAAATCAATAATAAAATGGATGATGGGTCTTGGTTCAATATTAGTAACGGCAATGATTGGTGTTCAAGGAGTGATGTAATATGATAGGAAGTAATTCACACAGAAAGGATAGCGTAAACGATAGAATGGTAAAAAGGACTTCTTTGCCTGCAATATACCTATGGATTGCATCAGCAGGAACAGTAATCTTTTACGGTATTTTTAAGCCCGATGTTGTTTTGCCTTCTGTTGAAGCGTTTATTGCTTTGATTGCTATTATCGGAACACAAGCATCTAAGTCATACGATAATATTTTAGAATTATGGAAAAAAGAACAAACAGTCGAAACCGAGTTACATCCATCAGTTGTTGAAATGCAAGCACAACTCGCTAAAGAACAACAGGCGCACGAAAGAGAGATGGCTAAGTTGGCTCTTGAGCATTCACACATAATGGCTAAGACAGAACAAAAGCATTTGCATACTTTAGCACATGAGCAACAAATTGCTGACATAGAAGATATGAGAACATATAGAAGTGAGGGTTTGGGTGAAGAATAATGACCTACTACTGCACTACATCGGATGTCGGACAAAGATTAGGTCTGGATTCTGCTCAAAGAACAAGGGCTGACAGTAGGCTAAAATCCGCTATCCGTAGGGCATCCATAGACATAGACCAAATGTTTCTTGACTATGGTAGGGATGAACCAAGTAGGGCTTTACAAGAAACAACACTAAACGGTGCAATATCCGCAGGTGCAACAACAATTACACTTACAAGTGCTTCATCCTTTTCATCAGCAGGAAATGGAAATATTGATGGCGACTCCTTCAAATGGACTGGTAAATCTTCAAACGATTTAACAGGGGTTACAGGCGTTTCATTTAGTCATTCATCGGGCGTTACAGTCCAAGAAGGCGAGTTTGCTCATGTCCTTAGAGAGATATGTGCTTAGGAAGTGCGTGAAATGGGTGCGTATTCAGTAAGAATGGATGATAGGGAATTGCAATCTGCATTCCGCAAAGCCCCTAAAGAAGTTAAGCAAGCCCTAAGAAAAGCCTTTGGTCGAATTATGTCCGACATAAAATATGAACAAAAGCAAAGAGCGATTAACATGGGTCATTCAAGCAAAAGAATAGGTAGTATTCTTGCCACTTCCCTTAACTATGGTATATCCACAGAATTTAACCACATAACTGCTACATTTGGTTCGACAAGAATCCCAAGTTTTAGACCTCTTAACAAAACAGATTCATTTACATTTAGCGGTGCATTAACCCCACCCGATGATGACGGCAACCAATTCAATATAGGACAGGCATTTCAAATTGGTGTTCCTTCTAAAACTTTTAACTTTAAAAGAGCAGGTGGAGTAAAAGGCGGTGCGGCAACAATAGGGCGTGAAATAGGTCGTAGTGGTTCTAATTCTCAATGGCTACCGCCAGCAGGTGTCCGTTCAACTGCTTATAGAAGATTAGATTATGTGGGTAACGCTCGCAGAAACTTTGAAAGGAGAATAGAACCCGCAGTTAAAAGAGTATTAGACCGACATTACAACGGAAAGTTTTAGGGTGAGAGTATGGCAATAGCAAAGACAAATGAATTTTGGAATCATCGACTAAACGGTGATGACCCAACAAGCCCATCGGGTCAAAGCAATGATGCGTGGACTAAAACAGGAACAGGCGCAAGTCAAACAACCGATAAGTGGTGGAGAGTTACTAACGCTAAGTATGAAGTTACTCCTACCACAGATGCTTACACAATCTTTGCTTGTATTAGATACGGAACAACTGACCCCGACAATAATGAAGTCCTAATGAAACTTGACAACGGAACACACAAAGTCGAGGTGCAAGCAACAGGCAACATTCAAACTCTAAGACTTGTAGGTGCAAGCACAGTTGAAACTCCTTATCTAGATATCAAAATGCTAAATGATGAACCCGTTCCTTTAATCCTTAGACTAACCTTAGATGCAAGTGGTAATGCTCGATTATACATGAGAGAGATTATTGAGGATGATGATGGTGCTACCCATTTTTTGAGCGTTACAGGGGCGGCAGGCGCAGGCAGAAGCATTGAATGGGGTAACACCACAGGCACAGTCGATTGGGCTTCTGTTTACGCTACTACGCATGGTTCTTTTAGCCCCGATGAATTATCTCCATCGGACTTTGTTACTAACTCACATTTGAGAATGGCTTTGTCAATTGTGGAATTGCTAAAAGATTCGACAAGGACTTATCTCAAAACACATGTCGATGATAGTGCAATTATCTATGGTTATGATTTATCTTCTAACATGCTAAACAGAATCACACCTCCTGTAATCCATGTATTGATGCCTGCGCTACAAAGCCCCGAATTTCAAGCGTTGGGTGGCGGTAGGACAGACCAAGAATATGAAGTCGAGGTTTACATTACTACAAGAGGAACAGACTACGAAAACGCTTACAGAACATGCCTAAATATTGCAGGTGATGTGTTTGATGAAATTTACAGAAACACAGGACTGAAAGGCACTACCGACTCTTTGAAATCTTACGACATGGTTCTAAAACACAAAATGGATGATGATGACACAGTATGCACACACATGCTAACATTTACATATCTAAGAAGAATCAACATGAGGACAAGGTAAACCTTTATTTAACAATGTAGGAATCCAATAGCATACAGAAGGTGATTATATGTCAAACTTTGCAAACAGATATGTCGCACTTGTTAAAGAAACTACCTACGGAACAGACCCTTCAAGCGGTTACAAGTATGGTGAAGTTGATGATGAGTCGATGCAACACAATTTTGAGTTACTAACAAGACAAGACATGAGCAGATACGGTTCTTCCCAATCCAACACAGGTAAGGAATATTCCGAGGGTGATGTAAACATGGCTTTGATGGCTGATGATTTTAGT